GCCGCGACTCGGGCCGCGACGGGGGCCGCGACTCGGGCCGCGACTGGGGCCGCGACTGAGGCCGCGACTCGGGCCGCGACTCGGGCCGCGACTCGGGCCGCGACTGGGGCCGCGACGGGGGCCGCTGTAGCATGCCAAGAATTAGCAGGGTTAGGGGGCCTGCGTTGCTCCGAGCGTTGGTCGTACGCTTACCAAGGCGGCAATATGTGGGCGGGTTACGATAGTTATTTATCGGCTGCTCGAGATATTCTTGGTTTAAAACTTTCCGTTCATGAAAAGTATACGGCTTGGGAACAATGTGCAATCGAAGGCGGTTTTCGTGTCATGCACGAAAATTTCTGTATGGTGAGTGATTTCCCGGAAATTTTGAAGGTAGATAACGCGAACCGCCCACATTGCGAAAACGGTCCTTCTCACCGCTGGCGTGATGGATGGAGTTTGTACTACTGGCACGGTATATCTATCCCAGGGGAATGGGTGAGCGGTAAACCCCCCTCGGCAAAAGAAGCGCTTACCTGGTCAAATATCGAACAACGTCGCGCCGCCTGCGAGATCGTTGGATGGTCAAAAATTCTTCGCGAGTTGAACGCCAGTGTCATCGACGAGGACGGTGACGAGGAAATAGGAACGCTGCTTGAGGTTGACTTGCCCGATTCAGGGCGGGAGCGTTTCTTGCAAGTGAAATGTGGAACAGGCCGTCAGTTTGCCCTTCCTGTTCCGCCAGATATGAAGACCGCGATCCAAGCGAACGCGTGGACTTACGGTCTTGACCCAAAAGATTTTTCACCCGAAGTACGTACTTAACCAAGGAGTATTGAAATGAAAACCTTTAACAAAATGGCGGCACAAGGCGATCTGATGATCCGTCGTATCGAAACTATCCCGGCGAACGCCGCCGCTGTGAACGCTGAAAAAGGGATGTTCGTAGTGGCCCACAGTGAAACGGGGCATAACCACGTCATTGAGGCTCGACCTAACGTGCAGTTGCTGACAACGGGCGATCCGATGGTGTCGTATTTGCGCGTGATCGAAGCCACAGACGCAACGGAAACGTTGCTAGAGCACCTGCGCAACTACGACACGCACGAAACAATCAAGATCACGCCAGGCAATTACGAGATCCGCCGTCAACGCGAGTACTCGCCCGAAGGCTGGCGCCGAGTAGAAGACTAAATCTCTCGGCTAACAGGAGAACGCCATGAAATCGATCGTTGCTATGCTTATTGCGGGGTTGTGTTTATCGGCTGGCGCGGTCGATTTCGAAATGGGTGTTGGCGGGGCACATTACGATAAAAAAGAAGACGGCCATTGGTATCAGGAAGGGTTTCAAAATAACTTGCGGTTGACACCTACGGCCTTCGAAGTCGGGTTGACGGGAGATCTGTGGCGTCGAGCAGGATACGGTGTTTCTTTTCATGCCGACTGGGTGTATTTGGGTTCGATTCATACCCAGGCGTTGGCGGTTCCTGTAGACGAAAACTATAACGTCAAGACAAAAGGGTGCAACGGAAAATGTTTGCCCTTGGCTAATTTCGTGGGTAGCGGTCACGATCAAGGTTTTCTGTTCACGTTGGAACCTTATTACGTAAAGGAGGGCTGGCGATACGGTGCCGAGTTCGGGCCTTATTTTCACAAACCCTTGTTTTCCGAAGTCGTCTACAACTGGCAACCTGATCCACGCACCCCGCCGCAAACACTATACGTGCAAAACATAAACAAGTGGCGTTGGGGTAGTGTCTACGGTGTTTCGATTAGCCGTGGAAATTTCACGTTGTCGTATAAGTATTTTACCAACGACGGTGTAAAAAATGACTTTTACTCCCCGATTTGGAAAAACACGCATTTGTTGTCTTTGAAGTACAAATTCTAAGGAGAAAAATAATGTCACTTGAATCAAGCATCGAGCTACTGGCACACGCTATTAACGAATTGACCGCCGCGGTGCGCGGCGGTCAAACGGTTCAAGAAAAAGCCGCCGAAGACGTCATGATACAATTTTACAAAAATCGGGATACAGCGGGGGATAAACCGGAAAAAACCGAAGTAAAAAAGTCTCCGGAAGTGCCTACGACCCCCGAGCCGTCAAAAGCGTCTGCACAGACTACCGAGTCATCTTCGCCCGCGCCGACTTACGATGACGTGAAAAAATTGATTCTGGCGATCTCGGCCAAAAACCGAGATAAAGTCGTGGCGCTCCTGGCGCGCTATGGCGCCAAGAAAGGTCCTGACCTGAAAGAAGAACAGTACGCGCTGTTCGTTCACGAAGGCAACTTGATCCTATCCGGTGATCTTGACCCGGAAGCGGGGGCGTAATGACCGAAGAATACCACGCGCTTCTTAGCCCCTCCGGCGGGGCTAAGTGGATCGAATGTCCAAACTCTTTGGCCGCCGAGGCCGACCAGCCGGACGTCAGTGACCCGACGGCTAGGGATCTCGGCACCGACAAACACGAGCTGTTGGCGTCTTGTCTGTTGTCCAAGGTGTCGGCTCATGGTTTGATCGGCAGTGTCATGGCGAAGGGTAATAAGGTCGATCAGGCCTTCGCCGATGATGTGCAGCAGGTACTCGACAACATTGCGAACCGAGCGCAGGCGTATAAGCTAGCCGGCGCCGATATGCAGATCGAAATCGAGCAGGACGTGCCGATCTCGCATATTACCGGCGAAGTGAACGCCACCGGCCGTGCTGACGTGGTACTGATCGCCACCTGGCCGGATGGGCGAGCCGAGATTTGCCCTATCGACGCCAAGTTCGGATATCGCGAGGTGGAAGTCGAGAACAACCCACAGCTCATGTTGTACGCCGCTGGCGCCTTAGAAAAGTTTGGTCTGGTTGCTGAATTCCAGACAGTGACGGCGGTGATCGACCAGCCAGCTATTGGTGCACCTACTGAGTGGTCGTTCAATGTGAAAGAGCTTCAAGACTGGGTAGACAACACCGCAGCGCCAGCGGCGGCCAGGGCGGTGTTGATCTACCACATGCGGGGCCAACGAGCGCTGAAAGCTGAGGATTTCAACCCCGGCGCCAAGCAGTGCGAGTGGTGCCGAGCCAAAGCCGTGTGCCCTGCGCGCTCGGAGAAAGTGAAAGAGGTGATTGGATTGGATTTTGACGCCATGCAGCCGCCTATCGATACGGCGATAACGATGCTGTCTAACAATGACCTGGGCGACATCTGGCCGGCGCTGGACTTCATTGAGGATTGGACCAAAGCCGTGCGCGGGCGCATCGAGTATGAGCTGCTGCAAGGCCGCGAAGTGCCCGGTACGAAGCTTGTGGAAGGGCGCAAGGGTAACAGGTCTTGGGACTCGGACGAAGAAGCTGAGAAGCTGCTCAAATCCTTCCGGCTCAAGCAAGAGGAAATGTACAGCTTTAAGCTCCTGGGGCCGAAACCTATCCTCGACTTGCTGAAAGACCAGCCGCGGCGCGCCAAGAAAGTTGAAGGCATGATCACGCAAAAATCTGGCAAACCGCACGTTGCCCACGTATCGGACAAGCGCGTACCACTTGAAATCAAACCCCTGGTCGATGAATTTGACCCCGTCGATCCCGGCTCGGATCTGGTTTAACAGGAGAAACAAAAATGAGAGTGAAATTGAACGATGTCCGGATAGCTTTTTGCTCTTCCGTTTTCGAGCCCGAACAGTACCAAGGCAAGGGCCCCTTCCGACACAGTGCTACGTTTTTGGTTGAGCCGGGCTCAGCCAATGACAAGGCGATTTTGAGCGCGATCGAGACAGAGGCCAAAGCCAAGTGGCCGAAAAAATGGCAAGCGATGCTGGAGTCAATGCGCGGCAACTCAAACAAGTTCTGTTACCAAAAAGGTGATTTGAAAGAATACGACGGCTTCCAGGGCCTGATGTATATCGGTACGCATCGTAAGCAAGCTGACGGTAGGCCACTACTAATCGACCAGTACAAGAACGCACTTATGCCGAAAGACGGAAAACCGTATGCTGGCTGCTATGTGAACTGTTCTTTCGATATCTATGCCCAGGACGGGGAAAACAGTGGTATGCGCGCCGGCCTAATGGGTATCCAGTTCCTACGAGACGGGGATTCTTTCGGCGGTGCTGGCAAGATCAGCGAAGACGAATTCGACAGCATCGAAGCTCCTAGCGACGACTTGGCATAACTTGTGGCCCGGGAAACCTGGCCTTTTCTTGGGAGACGATCGTGAAACCAGTTATGACACCCGAAAACATTGAAGTGGTGTTACGCATCGCCAAGGAAGGCGGAACACGGAACGATGTGCAGGAGGCCTTGGGTCTTTCCAAGGGTATGGCGCGTGTTCTCGTGGAGCGGTGCGTACGAGACAACCTGATAGGTCAAATGGCGGCAGGCTGTCATAAACCGTATAGGCTCACCCCGCGCTGGTCAGAGCCCGAGGTAAAGGACTGGTGGGACACGGAACCGACTGAGGAACAAAAAAAACCAACTGGAAAGAACTGGTTCGAAGGATGGGCCGGGGCCCCGTGTTTAGGACTCTCGAAGGAGTAAGCGACTATGAACAAGCAAATCACCGATACGCAAGCTTTCGCGCTTTCTTTCACGACTTTTAAATATGAAGTACGAAAGACGGATGAAAAAGGACGAACACAGTACGACAAGAAAGGAGAAGTTATCTACGAAATCTTTGAAACCACTCGTTTCATTAAACCAGGCGAATCGCAAACAGATGCATTGAAAAGGTTACGTAATAGCGCTTTGGGGCGGACAAAAAAAAACAAATATCCGTAGGTAACCGATATTCGTGCCAGGGATGACCACCGCAAAATATGTCGCTTCGTTTGAATCGATGAATAATATCAAAGCGACTATATGTCATCTGACAAACCCTGCCCCAATGCTCGATCCTGCGTATCCGGGGGTAGAAGCTAGCATTGATACCTTTGAAGACTTGGTATGACAAAATTGTGGTGGGATCTGGAAACCTATAGCGAAGTACCGATCAATAACGGTACACATGCCTACGCCGAGGGCGCCGAGGTCATGCTATGGCTGTGGGCGGTAGACGATGACCCTGTACAATGTTGGGACCTCACGACGGGTAATGCTATGCCGCAGGATCTAGCTATAGCAATCGTTGAAAGTGAAGAGTTTTGGGGTCAAAATTCGGGCATGTTTGACAACACTATTTTAAAAAACGCAGAACCTGAAATCTATAGGAAAATGCAAGGCCCAAAACATCGCGATCTCATGGTGCAAGCCCTGTGCCACGGCCTGCCCGGCAGTCTCGACAAGCTGTGTGAAATTTTCAAGCTACCCGAAGACATCGCCAAGCAAAAACGCGGCAAACAACTTATCCAATTGTTTTGCAAGCCACGACCAAAGAATCAGAAACTACGCCGCGCAACACGTGAAACACACCCCGTTGAGTGGGCCGAGTTCATTGAGTATGGCAAATCGGACATCACGTCAATGCGCGCTTTGCATCCGAAAATCCCGAAGTGGAATTACCCGAACAACAAATTCGAACTGGACTTGTGGCACCTGGACCAGGAGATTAACCAGCGCGGTATCTATATCGACCTCAAGCTGGCGGAAAAAGCCATTGAAACGGTTGACATCGCGCAAGCGGGCTTGGCGGTCCAGGTACAGGAAGCCACGGGCGGCGTTATTCAGGCCGCCACGCAACGTGACAAGCTGCTCGGGCATATTTTGGCGGAGTACGGTATCACGCTACCCGACATGAAAGCAGACACCTTGGAACGCCGATTGACTGACCCCGAGCTTCCGGACGGTGTCAAAGACCTGATCTATATCCGGCTTCAAGCGTCCACCAGTTCGGTGAGCAAGTACAAGCGAATCGTCAAGGGCATTTCGTCGGACGGTTACATGAGGGGGTTGCTGCAGTTTTCCGGCGCCAGCCGTACGCAGCGCTGGGCCGGTCGCCTGTTGCAGCCACAGAATTTCCTCCGGCCGACATTGCCGCAAACCGATATCGATATCGGTATTGAAGCGATCAAGCTCGGCTGCGCTGACTTGATCGTCGATAACGTCATGGAGTTGACGGCGAACTGCATGCGCGGCGTTATCATCGCGCCGCCAGGCAAAAAGTTGGTAGTGGCCGACTTGTCCAACATCGAGGGCCGGGCCGCCGCCTACTTGGCCGGCGAGAAGTGGAAGTTGCAGGCGTTCCGAGACTTTGATGCCGGCGCCGGCCCCGATCTGTACAAGCTAGCCTACGCCCGGTCTTCGCGCATCGATCCGGGAGACGTGGACAAGGCACAACGGCAGATCGGTAAGGTCCAGGAACTCGGGCTAGGGTATGGCGGTGGTGTGGGCGCTTTCCTGACGTTTGCAGCGACTTACGGTCTTGATCTGGACGACATGACCGATGCTGTGATCGATTCGATACCGGCGACGATTTGGCGCGAGTCTCAGGGGTTTTTGGAATGGGCGAAGGAAACGAAACGACCTACGTTCGGGCTAACCGATGAGGTATTCTGCGTCTGCGAATCGCTAAAACGCATGTGGCGCGAAGCAAACCCCCGAATCGCTGGCATGTGGGGCGAAATGGAGAACGCAGCGCGCCAGGCGGTCTACAAGCCAGGTGTGGCCTTCCCCGTCGGCATGGTGTATTTCCAACGTGACGGTAGCTGGCTGCGCATGATGCTGCCGAGCGGTGATTGTCTGGCGTACCCCTCGCCGCGCGTGGACGATAGCGGCGGTATTAGCTACGCTGGCGTGAATCAGTACAGTCGGCAGTGGTCACGGATCAAGACTTACGGTGGTAAGTTTTTCGAGAATCTGTGCCAGAAGTTCGCGCGCAACGTCATGGCGCACAACATGCCCGGCATCCAGGCGGCCGGTTACGACATTCGATTGACGGTGCATGATGAGTTGATCACGGACGCGCCTGATACACCGGAATTCAGCCACGAAATATTGTCAAGGTTACTGGCGCAAAACAAACCCTGGAATAAGGGGTTGCCATTGGCTGCTGCGGGATTCGAGGCTTATCGTTACCGAAAAGATTGACAGATGTTTAGCATCTGCTATAATAAAAACGCAGTATAACAATCATAGGAGCAGGAATCATGAAAAACTTTATCCGTCGCTGGGTTCTCCGGCGCCAAATCCGCAGCATCGCTGCGCACCTCAACGCCCTTGACAGGGAACGCGATCACGTCGAACGATCCACTTTGCACTATGAGCGCCTGTGCCGCGACAAACACACGCAGTTGTTGCGTCTCCAACTCGGGCGAGCAAGTCATGCGTGAATCCCTGGTCGAGGCGTATTTCAAGCGCCGCGTCAAGGAAACCGGGGGGCTGACGCGTAAATTCGTCAGCCCCGGCCGGCGGGCAATGCCCGACCAGTTGGCAATTTTCGAGCCTTTCGGCAAGGTCTTTTTTGTTGAGTTGAAAGCCCCGGGCAAGGAGCCACGACCCGACCAGGTGCGCGAACACCAGCGGCTGCGCGCAATGGGCTGCGAGGTGCGGGTGATTCACAGTTACGAAGAAGTCGACAAATTTATCAATCACATTGTTTTAGGAGGTGCCAAGCGATGAACTTCTGTAAAGACTGCACTCTTTTCAATCCTTTTGACCCATTGTACGGGCGTCCTAGTTGCGGGTGGATGGGGGCAACTGTCACGCTTGACCCTGTTTTCGGAAACCCGGTCATGGTTGAAACTGATCCTGTGGTAAGCCGCAAGGACGCGGCGAAGTGCGGCCCCGATGCGGCAGGGTTTAACGTTATCGTCATCCCTGTAGCGCCGACGGCATGACCCGTAAAATTTACATACCGCGCGGCTACCAGGACTTGATCACCGATTTCGAAGTGGAAGTCCAGCGCACGAACGTTTTTGCAGGGATGGGGCTAGGAAAAACAGTATCGACTTTAACAGCATTGGAGCGGCTGTATTTATCGGGCGAAGAGACGCAGCCAACTCTGGTCATCGCCCCGTTACGGGTAGCGCAGTCTACTTGGCCGGATGAGGCGAAGAAGTGGGCGCATCTTCGCAACATCGAAGTACAGACGATTTTAGGCCCAAAAGAACGCCGCACCGTGGCGCTGAATAACCGAAACGCTTCTGTTTTTACAACGAATTATGAAAACCTACCGTGGCTTGTGGATTACTTCAAACATAACCCGAAACCGTGGCCGTTTGCCACAGTTATCGCCGATGAATCGACGAAACTTAAAAGCACGCGCATCAGTACGCAGACGAGCAAAAAGGGCACTGAATTTATTAAGAAAACAGGAGGCAGTATCCGAGGACGCGCCCTTGCCGAGGTGGCGCATCGTAAAGTTAAGCGCTGGGTCAACCTTACCGGGACTCCTGCGCCAAATGGGCTCAAAGACCTCTGGGGGCAACAATGGTTCGTTGACGGGGGTTCTCGGCTCGGCCGCTCGTACACAGCGTTTACGCAACGCTGGTTCAAGCCTAGTTATGATGGTTTCGGCGTGGAGCCACTGCCCGGCGCTCAGGAAGCTATACAAGCGGCGATAGCAGATTGCTCATTGAGCTTGGAGGCAAAAGATTGGTTCGATCTCAAGGAGCCGATCAAGAACGTGATTCAGGTCCACTTACCGGCGAAAGCGATGCAGCAGTACCGCGACATGGAAAAGAAGATGTTCCTGGAACTCGAAGCGGAAGTCCAGATCGAGGCTTTGAACGCAGCAGCAAAGACGCACAAATGTTTGCAATTGGCGAACGGTGCGATTTACACCGACGATTCACACAACTGGACGGAGATACACGATGCAAAATTATCAGCCCTTGACGACATTATGGAAGAGTCTGGCGGTGCTCCTGTGCTTGTTGCTTACCATTTTAAGCATGATCTCGCGCGGATCCATCACGCTTTTCCTTATGCTCGTACTCTGGATAGTGATCCTTCCACTATTACTGACTGGAATGCTGGTCGGATTCGTATGCTCCTTGCTCATCCGCAGTCTGCGGGGCACGGTCTAAATTTGCAGGACGGGGGCAACATCCTGGTGTTCTTTTCGGTGAACTGGAATCTTGAGGAACACCAGCAAATCATCGAACGTATCGGTCCGGTACGGCAGTTGCAAGCCGGCCACGACAGGCCTGTGTTTATTCACTACATTCTGGCGCACGGCACGCTAGATTATGACGTGCTTGACCGCTTGGAAACAAAACGTAGCGTGCAGGATTCGCTGTTAAACGCAATGAAAAGGAGAAAATCATGAATAATTCTGAACTCGCATCAATGCAAATGTCACTGATGCTGCTAACGAAACGTGTTGATGTGCTTGAGGCAAAAGCACCAAAAACATTTCAAGAAACAGCACGAATTTACGGTAATGGCCCCCAAAACGGTTTCGTATCACTGAACAAAGCCGGCGCCATGGGCGAACCGCAAAAAACGGGTGTCATCGGCCCCGACAGCAACGCTCAGACGATCATGTCCTACAAGAAGTTCATTGAGGGTTTGTTGGAAATTGAAGTTCACGGTCTGCACGTCACGGAAGAAGTGCGCCACGCCGCACGCAAGGTACTGGGGCGGTAACATGTCCAAGGTTTTCTCTACCGATAACGTCGCGTTGTCCGTGATCGCTGCTCACGAGCAGTTCACCCATATCGTGGTGAATCGCTCGTATCAGCTCATGAACCCGGTGTACTTCAAAAGTGGGCTAATTGCTCACTTGCCGGTGTTCATTTACGCGGATTGGGATAAAGCGTCGTTCGGCCAACTGGCGAAGTGGCGAGAGCAAGGTGGCGTTCTGATAGACCGATCCAGTTCGTCGTATGGACTCGACAGTCACGATGTCCTGATCCATGTAGAGTGTCCTTCAAACGTGCGTGCACTTGATTGGTCGCGGATTCACACAGAACAGCAGGCGGTAGTGTTCAAACCACCTAGCTGGCGCTCTCATTTCGAGACGCTGGAACTAAAAATCCCATCTGTCGAGTCGTGTCGCAAAATATGGGATGTGCTGCGCGATATACCGGAACGCGCCAGCGCTGCTGCTATCTCCAAGCATCCTGACAGCTTGCGGGTGATGACGGATAGTGAACTGTGCACAGCCAGCGGATTATCGGCGCAGCACGTCATGTACATGCGCCACACGCTGCGGCCACACGAGGTGTGGTCGGTGAAGCTGCGCATCAAGCCGGAAGATGCGGCGTTGTTGCAAGCGTGGAATGATATAGAGGCGTTGGAGATAGTGAACGGCGTGCGTCAGTTCGTGAAACTGGGCCAGCCCCTGCAACCATGGCGCCGGGCGGTGAAGGAGATGGCGCGCCAGGGGCATATCAGCCTAACCCGGATGCACGTGTATCCTGTCAAGGAACCGAACTTCGACAAGATCCAGAAGCTGCACGACACCGCGTTTATCGATCTGCAAGAGACTCAACGGTATGTGGAGGCGCTACCCGTTCATCTGTCAACGTAACCACGGTGGTGCGTATCTCACGGATCCGGGGAGCGTTGGCCTGGTAGAGTTGGTTCAGCTCGGCTAGCGCCGCCTCGGCTTCGCCACCGTGCCCGGTCTGCGAAGCCCCGCCACGTAGCGCCACGGCTGCGTCCAGTTTCACCTTAGCCATAGCCGCCGATTCACCGATAGGCATCATTGCCAGGGTGTGGATTTCGTTCAACCCATCCAGCTTGTAGGAACGGGATAGGATCGTGACCTGCGCTTCGAACTGCTCAGCGCTCATGCGGTCGTAGCCTGGGTCGCTCTTGACCTGCTCCACGGTCGAGGCAAAGACTTGCAGGAGCGGCGAACGACGAATGTATTGATCGAGTTCACGCACCGTGCAATCAAGTGCGCAGGCGGCCAGGAACAGATCACCCTTGGTCTCGGTGAGCACTGCCTTGATGGAGGCCTCGGAAATCAGGCCGGAACGCATGGCACGGCGCATATTGAATCCTAGTAAGAAAGGTCTTTGGCGTAACCCATGGCCTGGAGCGCCGGAAGTTGTTTTTTCATACGCCCAACACCGATGTCGGTGCGGTAGAACGGGCTGTTTGGGATTTTAACCTTTTTGATGGCGGCGTAGGCTGAGCGGCGCGCGCCGGTGATCGTCTCACCTGATCCAGTGCACACCAGCACATAGTCGCCAGCGGTAACCAGCGACGGTAGGTCAACGACTTTGCCGTTGACTTCGACAGGGGCCACACCAGTCATGACCTCGGATAGATGAATGTGGCTCATGTCATCGGCGCCATAGATCGGGATACCGCAAAGTTCCTTGTTCGTGATCTTGGAATACGGAAAATCAGGGAGCGCCATGACCACGGAAATACTGACCTGGTCGACGATGGGTTTCAAGGTGTCTTTACCGTTGAGCTTATCCAGCATCCACTGTGCAGGGTCGCCCTCGTGCAACGAGTTCAAGTTGTGCCGGATTGGCCAGCCGTCGCGCATGGTCCACTCTAATGGCCAAGGCGTACCTGATTCATCGATCATGCAATTATTGTCGACGTAGCCAACGTAACCGATTTCCTTCAAGCGCTCGGTTGCGGGCAGCAGCACTTGCTCGGCCAGCTTGGAGTGCTTGACGTAACGAACAGTGGTCCCCATCTCGCCGGTATTAACTCCGAGGTCGCCATTCATGAGTTTCTTGTTCTCGAAATTCTCGACGAAATACTTGCTCCAGCCATCGGGACCGAACCACCCCCCGCAAGCCATCTCCATACCCGAAATCTTCTCCTGGAGAATAAACCCCTCCTCCTTGGCTGATTTTCGGTATTTGTCGATTTTGTTCCAGCGCCCGAGCATGTAGACCAGGTCGGCGGCGCTGTCGGCAACGTAGGATAAGGCGCGCTCACCGTCGCCGGACGGCTTGGATACGAACGCTTTACCCTGTTTCTTGACGTAGGCAATAGCGCTGTCGTAATCGTGGAACGTTTTGCTGGGGATAATCTGCATACCGCAGTTCTTCATGACCTGCTGCCCGACTTCGCGGTCCAGTTCCCATTCGCGGGCCGCCAGGTTGCAACCGAAAATCGGATATCCGATTCGCTGATAGGGGTCGAGCATATCGACATAGTGGGTGTTGTCCGGCAGATAGATCAGGTCAGCCCAGCCGATCCACTTTTTACGCAACGAATCGAAATCGGTGATCTTCTTGATCATGCCTTCGCCTGCCCGGCGGGCAGTACCGTCAGGGCGGGGTTTGTCGTACCACATGACCTCGTGCCCCCACAACTGGCAACGCATCGCCCAGTCCAGGGCGTTAGAGCCGACATCGATAATTAGTATTTTCATTTAGCGTCTGCTATAATAAGGCGTCATTTAACAGGAGGTTGTCATGCGTGGCATATTTGAATTCTGTTTTGGAATACTGTACATAATCGTTTTCTTCCATATTCTTGAGACTTATGCGCACGGTTCGTTTGTCGCTGGTGTGCTTATCGGCGCAGGGTACGGTAGTCTTTCCTTCCAGATGTACGACTTTTTCCTACAGCGCCGTCTTAGAGCAGAAGCTAAGGCTCTGGAGGACGCTCAAGAAGGCGATTGGTCAGCTTAGGCCCGAGACGGTTATACAGATTCGCACCACCGTATAACGCGGCCACGCCAGGCACAGTCGCACTTGAAGGCAGCATATAAGCGCCCCCCAGGCCGGCTAGGGTATTGAACCCTTTTTGCACCAAGTTGCGCTCAGCCGTGCCGCTCGACGCCGGTTCTTTCAAAAACCGCTGCCCGATGTCGGCCAGCTTGCCCAGGTCGCCGGCCGCGCCCTTGGCTGCCAGCGATTTCCCTGCCTTGGTGCCGGTTATCGCGCCCAAGAGCGCCGACGGTGGAATATCGCCCGTGGGTGATTTAGCGACCAGACTTTCCAACGTTTTGCCGGCGGCATACTGTCGGCGGGCGGTAGTGAGCGCGGCCAGGTCTTCCTTGCTCAAGTTCGCTTTCATCGCGTCCTGGATCACGTCTTGCATATCGCCGAGTGCATATTTCAAGTCCCCATTCGCGGTAGACCGAATCTGATTACCGAGCTTGGTATTGATTACGCGCAGAGTCTTTCCAGGCAAGACACCCTTTTCCGATTTGGAGATGATTTCATCAATGTAGCTATTTACCACTTTAGCCACGTCCGAAGTCTGATAACTGGCGGCTTCCTGTGCGTTCTGGCGCAGCGCGCCGATAAAATCCGAATTCAGGGGGATATTAGTTTTCTCAGCGATATCCCCAATCGTGCTACCGGACTTTTTCATCGCGGCGTTGTACGCTTGGCGAGTCAGTTTGTCGCCCTCGCCGCCGATAGTTTTCAACACATTACGGTTGAATACCGCCTGATTGCTGTCAATCGCGCTACCCGAGAAGGGGACATGCGACGATAGTTCACCGGCGATCTTACCGTACTTGCTGCCGTACACCTGATCAGGACGCAGCCGGAAGCCCATGGAATGCGCCTCACGCGCCAGTGCACGGGTTTCAGGATCGATAGCCGGCAACGTGCTTAGTGCGGCCTTGCTCAAGGTCTTACCCGTCTTGGACGCACCTTCACTTAGCGCTTCGGCGCCAAGGTTCACTGCGCGCGGTACCTTGGGCAACTGCCCCATAGCGACCTCTGGCGACAGCCCCGCTAGCTTGCTCTCGTCGAACGCGCTACCCAAGCGTTGCGTGTACTCCTGCCCTGCAGCGGTGCGTGGCTCGTAAGTGTGTTCCTTGGTGAATTTGTTGGCCACGTCTGCGGCTTGCGCCACGCCGGCTTGTGTACCGTATTTACCTCCCGTCACGCCTTGCGCGATGCCCTTGACCTGGCCCGCGAGTCCGGCAGGGATAGCACTGCCCACCGTCAACGCTGTCTCGCCCAAACCTGTCAGCACGTCACCCCCGGTGCGAGGAGCACCGGTATCCGGCGCGGGCGCCAAGCGAGGTTTCGGTGCGGTGGCGTTTGTGGACGGAATTTGCGCAGCCGGGCCAGGAGGCGGCGCGGCGCTCAGTTTCTGTTGCAGGATACCGAACGCCTGTTCCTTGGTGGAACCGTCGGGGCCTTCCACGTCGTAAGTCTTGCCTTCGGGTGATGTGAAGGTGAATTTCGGCATGTCAATGCTCCTTGACCGACCAGCCGGAGGGGATAGCTGGTGCAGAATCATCTTCCTTACCGAAGCTTTTTATGACCTCTTTAGGCGCAGCAGCAGCAGCCTTTGCTTCTCGTTGTATAACCCCCACAATCGCTTTATAGCCTTCGGGACTGGTTTGAGAAGTGAGCAATTTTTCTGCTTCTTGCTGCGCATGTACGTTAGTTGTACCTCTACCAATCGCCATACCGTAGGCCGTAGCTAGTGATCTGTTTGCCGCGATAAAACGGAGCATATCAGGATCACTCGTCTGAGTACGTGCCGCTTCTAAACCTTTGTTTAAGAAAACGAAGGATGTACGTGGTACTTTATCTGACATCTCAATGGCAATAGGAGCAAAATTGTCTACTTCCTTGGCTGCTGTGGCTACCTTACCGGCTTGAGATCCTGCCGCCTGTTTCGCCTTATTAGTTGCGGACGTATCTTGTTGCGTCTGAATAAATTTAGTTGCGTCTATACCCCGTTCCTTAGCTTTAGCAGCTACCGCGTCATTAACTGCGCGTAGTGTTGCTTTATCACGTCCCATGCCTACGGTGGCTTTAGGGTCGCCTGCTAATATGCGTTCAGCGGTGAAATCAATGCTCTCATCGGTAGCTTTTTTATTTCCCATATCCGCTATTTGTTTGCGGAGTTCGAGTGAATCCCTTCTAATAGCCAATGAGTCGGCACGCGCTTGTGCTCTGTCAGCCCTATCTAACTTGTGGTCCTGAGCGCGCTGATCAGCTTCACGTTTTTTTTCTTCCAGATTATCGTGCGCGTTTTGCAGCTGTTGCAGCTTCAGCTCATTGGTGAACTGCTGCTGCACTTGGGCGGCCTGCATCTTGGCTTGGGTATCGAGCAACGGTTGCAGCTGCTGCAAGCCCGCCATCAAGTCCGCGCCTTTTAACCCCTGATCGGACAGAAGTTTTACGGCGTGTTCGAACGACAACGGCCCCTGTTGCTGTTGCGAGGGTTGTTGACCTTGAGGCGGAGGCGCGATCATACCTCCTTGTGATGGTAGCGCTGGCGGGGTAGTCGGCATCGGCCGGTAAGGCGGTGGCTGTTGAGGTTGCGGCATACCTTGTTGCATCGGTGGTTGACCTTGCTGCGTGCCCTGCGGTGGGGGGGGCAACATGCCCTGACGCGGTTGCATCATAGGCTGCGACGGCTGGCCCGGCATTGGAGGCTGTGGTGGCGGGACGCCGGATTGCTGAGCCGGGGAAGGAGGCGGGGCAAACATTTGCGGCAGCACGTTCCCCGCAGCGTTGGCCGCCGCCATTTGGCGCTGACGATCTTGCTGCTGCTGCTGAATAGCGGCTTGCCGTTGCAACGCTTCTTGCTGTTGCAACTGCATTTGCTGCTTCTGCGCTGCTTGCTGTTGGAGCTGCCCCAGATCCTGAATGTAGTAGGGCATCCCGCCGAGTCCAGCCATGATATTTTCCTTTACATACCGTAAAAACCAGAACCCAACGAACCGTAGGTGCTGCCAGGGGTGACACCGAAGGACGAGGCCCCTGCGTCACCCGTACCGTAACCTGCTGTACCACCGCCCCCGCCACCCCCGAACAAGTTCTGCCCCCAACTGGAGTTACCGAGCGCGCTGATACCTTGATTCACCAGCGCACCAGTGGCGCCAGCGTTTTGTGACGCGGCGTTGTAGGCCTGCGACGTGGCGCCCTGACCATAGTTCATGTACGGGATAGCCTGGCCTTGGATACCGCTTGCTTGCTGTAGCTGGTTGTTGGTCATATTTTGCGCTGTCTGATATGGCAACATGCCTTGCATACCGGTGTATTGCGCACCCTGCGCACCTACACCGAGCGACGCCGCAAGATCGGCGTTACCCAGCTGACCGTAGCTGCCAGCTTGTCCGTACAACCCGCTCAACGCACTTGCGCCTTGAGTCGCACGTTGCAGCTGCTGATTCTGCCAATCGATATTGAAATTGGACATAGCCTGGTTATACTCGGAGCCCCCTACGGCCGAGCCGCCAAGGCCGCGCTGTGCTTGCCCGGCGTTGACCTGATCCCCGAGCTGCTGCTGTGTCCGATTGTACAAGGCGCTCTGCGGGTCCATCGCCAGGTTATAAACTTGCTGACCGGCGCCCTGCAGATACTGTTGCGCGCCATAGTTTCCTTGGGCTTGCTGCCCCAGCTGCACGCCGTACTGCCCCGCTGTGCCGCCTAAGGCGCCGTATTGTTCACTACTCCGGATTGCTTGTTGCTGGTTCCAGTCGGAATAAGGATTGCCCTGGTTATATAAGCCAATTTGGCTTTGTTGCAAGTTTTGCCAGCCTTGATCCGCTTGCCCAAGACCGGTAGGCACATACATGTTCGGGCCGCCGCCACTACCCCCGCCCGAAGGACTAGGCGCTAACGCCGCGGATACCAAAGACCCGCCTACCGCCGCCGCAACTCCCCAAGGCATCTCATTCTCCCTTGATTAATACTTCGTCGATCTTTTCGGGATCGGTTTCACTGGTTGCGTGGATGCAAAGCCAGGTGATGTCAGTCAATGCTGTAATTTTATGCTCTTTACCTGCTTTGATGTCGATAATGCTCAAGCCTTCATAGACGACGACGGCGTCGTTGACCTCGACGGCCGCTGAGCCCGACACCAAAACACCCCAATGGTCGTAAGTGTGTGTATGCGTATCCACGGTGCTTTGAGCGCGCAAGGTAGCTTCACGGATATAAACACCGGATGACGTTTTCGGTTCGTCTGAAGGGAAATGGTGTGCGATCCGCGAAGGCGATATATTCGCAAGCATCTCCACTAGTCCAAGAGGGGTGAAAGGCATATTATTTCTCGCATCGAATGCAAATAATCAACGTGATCCGATCATCCGGGCCATCGTTGACGACTTCGTGTTCCTTGGTGTTGTCAAAATACCAGACCTCGCCTGGCGCCATACTGACTACGTCATCTTCGACGCGGTTAATGCATTGTGGGTTCGATTGCAGGACCACGTACAACTTGGTGTTGAAATGCTTGGCGTGCCAGCCGTCATCGCTGTGCGGCAGGATCTTACCGCCTGGCGGTATCTTGGTAATCATCACACCGCCCAGCCGAGTACCCTCCACGCGTGCCATCAGCCCCATGACGATAGGCCGGGCCTGCGGCAGGGCGTACCATTCGGGGTAGAAAATCGCGTCGTGGGGGTCATTGAACCCGGTGTAGTCGCCCGTTAGCTCATAATCTTTCACATCGTTGTAACGCAACCAGATATCCGACATCGCAGCATGCGGAGTGCCCTCCGCTTCCTTACGGATCGTGTGACGGTTCCACAGTTTGGGCTGGCGCTGGATTGCCAGCAACAACGGTGTTACGTCGATACCCTGAGCAATTTTGAGTAGATTTTTCACTTAGCCGCAACTCCGTTTAACTTCTCGAATGTCCGCAAGCCGCCCAAGCCGAGCATACCCATCAACACCGGCATCATTTCGCTGATATCGGCCGGGTGTAGGCTAAGCGGATGGCCGGCCATCGTCAACGCAAAACCCGCCACGGGCAACCCGATCCAATTCCACGCGCACGCCGCACCGCATACCCATCCAATGAACGGGCGCCAGCCGGACACGAACACGCTGGTGTTCGACGCCTCACTTTTGTTGATATCCATCTGCCCGGTGATCTGTGTCAGTTCGCCGTTCATCTGGAGCTGCATGAGTTGAAGCTTGGCCGCCGCCGCTTGTGCCGGGTCCGGCCAAACGCGATCAATTACTTGTCCTACTACGCCGATGACGGCGGTAACGGGATCAAAAGCCATTTTGTTCTCCTATCCTTGTTCCATCATGGCAGCCAGGCGTGTCGCCCGATCGCCTACTTGAGTCGCCCACCTCGACGCCAACATACCGGCGGCGGCGGCGGCGTAGTCACCTTGCGACATCGACAGCAACGTATTTTTGAATCCCATCAAACGATTAATGCCCAGGTTGAAACACATGTTCGCCAACACCCGTTGCCGATTTTCGGTCATGGCGCGCCACCAAGGCAACGACGTATCCAATGCGGCGAAAACGATGTTCATATCGTTTTTCAACAGATACAAAATTTCATCATCACTCAAGCCGCGGTCCTGAAGATTGCGGCCTACGCCAATAGACCAGATACCGAGACTATCGCGGTAGAGCATGTTTTTCTTGCCCTCGTCGCGCTCCAGCTCCTGGGCTAACAGATCACTGTTCATTTTCGACACCCTTCACTTCGTGACCTAGCCACCGCTGCACGGTCTTGGTTTCGTAAATTCGAATACATCCCCACACGATGGTCACGAGTAACGAGAGCGAGGGCAACCACCCAGCAAATGCCGCGATCATAGTCATAATTGAAAGCCCATCCCCTAGATTCTTATCCATCGATCCCTCCGTCTTCGAGGCGTGGTGGTTTCTGCGGCTGGGCAATCCTGACCGCGTTGTTTAAAACGTCCTGCCGTTCTATGACTTCGTTACGCATCGAGTCTATCGAGGCAGCGACATTATGTGTCTGCCGGGCGCTTTCAGTGATCAGCAGCGGCAACCATTTTACGGCGCAATCCCAGTGATCCATATCCTTGGCCGTCTGCGGGTTTTTTCCCAAAACGTGCGTGTACCACGCACATTGATGCTCGATGCACTCTTTTTTAAGCAATGGGCACACGTTTTTCATGACTTGATACCGATGATGTAGTCAGAAAACTTCACTTGCGGGGTCTGGTATGTTGGTGTGACGGCTGCGCTTGATCCCGCGTTTTGAATATTGGCCTGCGCCGAATTCATAGTTATACCCGTCGTCGCTGCCGATGTCGTCGCGATAACGGCGAGATTATTAACACCGTTGGCATAACTGCCAGCGTTTTGTGTAGTCAAAAAGCCACCGCCACCGTTTGGGGTGTGCGCGTGCGCGGGGTCATTTAAACCGTGCACGTGCCCTGCGTCTACGTGGGTATGCGTCGGAAGTTGCGCCAATGTGAGGGTGAACGCGTTCACATTAAACGTCCCGCTGAAATTCCACGACGACCACAGCACCGACCCCGCCGTACTGCCCCCTGCTCCGGTCACTGTTCGCACTGAGGTATCATTGAACGCG